TTTGTTAGAAGATACTGAATTATTCGACCCACAAATGCTCCATTCGCTTTATGCAACTGCTGATATGGTTAAACTGAATCTGGGTTCTGTATTTTATTCATTAGAAGACATTGCGGATTACCTTAATGAGCAAGCCTAAATGGGAAGATGCCCCAAACTGGGCGCGGTATTTATGCAAAGATACTGACCATAAATGGCACTGGTTCGAGTTTTCTCCAACCTTAGTAGACGGAAAATGGATAACTGGATTTAAAACCAAACGTCTTTTTATTCAAAAGTTTAAGACCTCTATTTCTCCAGAAAATACCTATGAAACTCGTCCCCAAAAATTTATTTACAAATAAGGAATATTATGTTTTTATTAGATATAGAGACAACTGACACCGAATCTACTGCGGTTGTATTATCCGCCGGTATGGTTTATGTTGACGTTGATGCGTCTTACGAAAGTTTGATTCAAAATGGGGTGTTTGTCAAATTTGACGCTAAAGAACAAATCCAAAAATATGGTAGAACATCATCCAAAGATACTATGGAATGGTGGTCTAAACAATGCGAACAAGCAAAAGAGTTTAGCATATACCCACATAAAAATGATGTATCGGCGCTTACCGGTATTCAAATCATTAAAGATTGGATGAAAAGCAAAACGCCTAATCCAGAAAAAGAACAGGTATTCATTAGAGGTTCGTTAGACCAAATGGTTTTTGACAGTTTATGTAAGGCGGTAGGCGTTGAAAGGATTACCGCATACAACATGTATCGTGACGTTAGAACCGCCGTTGATTTATTACATTCTACTTCCAAAAATGGATATTGTGAAGTCAAATTTGAAGGATTCAATAGAGATAATGTATTAAAGCATCACCCTACAGCAGACTGTGCCTTAGATGCTATGATGATAGTTCATGGTGTGTAGGTTTACTTTAGGCAACAAACAAAGTATAATTAGTCTTTTTGGTAAGGAGTTTTGATGTATAAAAACGTTTTTAAATATGGCGATAAAATTTATTGTGTATCCACAAGTGGCACAGATGTTGTTGATTTTAAGCCTACTCTTTACGTCAGCGCATCTAAAGATAAGTCATCTGAGTTTAAAACCTTATTGACAGGTGAATCTGTTTATCCTATCCAGCCAGGAACGATGAAAGATACAGATAAATTTATAGATGATTATAAACATGTCAGCGGCTTTAGTGTACATGGGTGCACTAATTACACAAATCAGTTTATCCGTTCAGAGTTTCCAGGAAAGATTGATTTTGATATGGATGATATTAGGGTATTAGCGATTGACATCGAGACTACGATTGAAAACGGCTTTCCTGATTATAAAAATCCGGTTGAAGAAGTATTACTTGTCACATTGATTGACTTTAACACAAAAACCAAACATACATTTGGCTGTAATAACTACACGTCCGATTTGACTGATTATCATCATTTTGATAGTGAAAAGGCGCTACTTCGCGCAGTCGTTGACTTTTGGAAAAATGACTATCCTGATATTATTACCGGTTGGAATTCAAACTATTTCGATATTCCATATCTGTATAATAGAATGGTAAAGGTTATCGGCAAAGATTATGCTAATAAACTATCACCATTCAGTATAGTTAAAGGAGCGCCACCCAAAAGTCCATCAGGTAAGGCTTTTCTTAAAGAGGGTGAAGATAAAAATATCACCATCAGATTGTATGGTATCGCAAATTTAGATTATATGGATTTGTTTAAAAAGTATGCTCAGACTAAGTATGAGTCTTACAGGTTAGATTTTATCACGCAGGAAGTATTGGGTCACGCTAAACTTGAACATAACGAGTTTGATGGGTTTAAACATTTTTATCTTGGTATTCCTATTCCTGATAAAGACGGTAATGATATTCAAAAGTTAGCCTATGAACAATCGTTGTTGCCAGAAAATAGTGCTGATTATAATAGACTGGGCAGTGTAATTAAGCAGTTATCATGGAATAAGTTTGTAGACTATAACGTAATCGATACAGAGTTGATTACTCAGCTTGAAGATGAAAAAAATATGGTTCGTCTTCAGATTGGTATTGCATACGCGGCTAAAATTAATTATGAAGATGTATTCTCGCCAGTAGGCATTTGGGAGTCGTTATCATATAATTATCTTGCTGATAAAAATATTGCTATTCCTTTACACAAACGTTCAGCTAAAAAAGAACAGTATCGCGGCGCGTATGTTAAAGAGCCAAAAATAGGTAAACATAAATGCGTTGCGTCATTCGACTTAGCATCTCTATATCCTCATTTGATTCAGCAGTATAACATCAGTCCTGAAATGTTAACTGGTGTATTCCTTGACTTTGATACAGACTACTTTGTTGACGAGAAACCTTTACCTAATAACGGGTTGGCTATTTCTGGTTCTGGTTGGTGTTTTAAACGTGATACACAGGGGTTCATTCCTGCTATTATGGAATTATACTATAATGAAAGAAATACGGCTAAAAAGGAAATGCTTCAGTTAGAGCAGCAGTATGAGCTGACTAAAGATAAAGAAATGGGTAAACGTATCGCCATTTTATCTACTATGGAGCAGGCGTATAAAATTGGTATCTTGAACTCAGGTTATGGCGCGTTTGGTGAAGCCAACTTCTTGTTCTTCGATATTAAATTAGCTGAAGCGATTACGATGTCTGGTAAACTGGCGGTGTTGTGGGTAGGTAAACATGTATCTAAAAAAATTAATCAAGTTTTAGGTACTACGGGCGTTGATTACATTTTGTACAGTGATACAGATTCTATTTATGTTGCGTTAGATAACGTTGTACAAAATTCTCCGGTAAAAGATAAACCAACTGAAGATATTATTAATTTTATGGATATGTTCTGTAAAAATATTATACAGCCTACCATTACAGAATGTTATGATAATCTTGCGGCTTATACCTACGCATATGAAAATAAAATGTCTATGAAGCGAGAAGTATTAGCTGACGTTGGTATTTGGCATGGTAAGAAAAAATATGTACTTTCTGTGTGGGATTCAGAGGGCGTTAGATATGCTAAACCTAAGAAAAAAGTCATTGGGTTGGAGTTGGTTAAATCGTCTACACCAATCAAAGTTAAAGAGTCGTTACGCGATTCGTTAGATATCGTATTGTATGGTAAAGAATCTGATTTACAAAAACATGTGTCTAAATTTAAAGACCGGTATAATTCATTTACAGCTGAAGAAATTGCTATTCCGACTGGGGTTAATGGGTGTAAAAAGTATGCCGGAGATTCTTCTGTTTACTTATCTGGTACTCCAATTGGTGTAAGGGCGGCGCTATTATACAATTTCTATGTTAAACAAAAAAAGCTAGATAAGCAGTATGAGTTGATATCAGATGGTAATAAAATCAAATATTTGTATCTTGATAAGAAAAATCCTATTAAAGAAAACGTCATTGGGTTTAATAACGTATTACCGCCAGAGCTAGGTCTACACAAATATATCGATAAAAATACGATGTTCACTAAATCATATACGAATTTAATGGATATTTTAATTGCGCCGTTAGGTTGGACGGCTGAAGAAAAAGCGACACTTGAGGATTTTTTCTGATGAATGAATTATATTATATTTTACAAGAAGAATGCGGCGAGGTTATCCAAGCTGTATCTAAGATTTTACGGTTTGGATATGATGATGAGTATAAAGGCGTTAAAAACTCAACGAGGTTAACAGAAGAACTCGGAGATTTATTGGCTATGGTGTATCTATTAGAGGAAAATGATTTAATAGATTTAGAGGAAGTGTTAAAATGTTCTGAAAAAAAGTTTGAAAAACTTGAAAAGTGGTCTAACATAAAGCGCAAGAAAAGATAAAATAATGCCCGAAACCTTAACCGGAATCGGGCATTTTTACACCTACGAATTAGCCTGTTGTAAATGTGCTAGGGATAGGTAATGCAGTGACAGCGGTTGAAACAACTTTGTTAGATGCGGCTCCACTTGTAAACGGAATAAAGTTCAAAGAACCGTAAAGTAAAACTGAACCAGCTACACCATAAACAGCTCTACCAGTTCCAGTAGGGATTTGGAATGCCACGTTACCTATAATAGCAGTTGAGCCGGTCTGGTTCAACTTGATACCATTAGAGTTAGCCGCTGAATTTGTTATAGAACTATTTGTTACTGTAAGTGTTCCTGTACCATAAGCTTCTACACAAACGTCGCCATTTGCATTCAATTCAGAATTAGCAAAGGCTAATGATGCACCAGAAGATACAGCACCAACTTGAGTTGCTCCACTTGTTTCTACGTTAGTAAAATCCGCAGTTCCCTTTGAGATTTTGAAACAGTAAACGTCACCAGTTCCAGTATGAGATACTTTAAGGTCTGAACCATGGATAACTGATAATTTGCCATCGCTTGCGCGAACGCCGGTGTTATCGGCTAAAATACCATAACCACCAGCATCAGTTAAAGGGGTTGTGCCGGTTTGATTACCAGAAGCAGTTAACCATAAATCTTTAACCATTAAACGTTGCGCATTAGCACCTGTGAAATAGATAGCGGCTTTTTGCGATGCAGCAACAATAGCTAACCCAACTATGGCAAAATGATTAGCATCTAACGCAGAAGTTGTTGCGTTAGAGCCGTTAATCGTTACTGTGCCAGATAAGTAAATTGGAGTATGGATACTGCCTTGGTTACCAATTAGGAATACGTGTCCACGAGTTAAGGTGACATTTTCTGTAATAGAACTTTGAATCACAATAAAAATAGGGTTAACTTCACCTGATAACAGCGTCCCAGCCGCTATTCTAGCTTCTATAGCGGCTTGCGCGGCGGCTATAGTCAAAAACGGCTTAATGATTGAACCTGTAGCTGTATATGTATCTGTTCGTTTTGAATCAACATAAAAGTTGTTTGTTACAGGATAGTCGTTAGGCGTTACCGGTATCCCAGAAGGATCTGTTCCACCCTGCGATGTACCGTCAGATAATCTTAAAGCGCCGGTTGCAGGATCGTAAAATAAATCACCTGTATTGCCTATGAAAGTAGAAGCAGTGCTTCCACCTAATTTTTCACTGTACACACGATATACGGTGTTTGTCATTTTTATTCCTTATCGGATTGATTATTAAATTCGTTCTTTTCTTTTAACTCTAGTATGACGTTAACCTTTTGGTGTAGCCTTATCATATCATTTGTCATATATCCAACTCTTCTATCAAGCTTTTCTATTATAGTATTACATTCCTCAATAGCAAGTAATATTGTGTTCAAAATAAATTTTATGGTTAAGAATACAAAATAACCGGCGGCGGCGCAAGATACTATAGGAAATCCAACTTTCGAAATTATACCTAACAAACTTGTGATGTCGTCCATGTAGTATATCCTTTTTTAATTTATTTAATTATTTAGCAAAAATAAAGCTTTACTTTTCGAAAATTAGTAGTATAATAGATCTTAATGAAGTTAAACCTTAATGATAAACCGGAGAGAAAAATGACAAACTATGACGAAAACCGTATTAAATCTGCAATTGCTAAACTTGAAGACGCGTTAGCAATTATTGAGCAAGTTAATGATTCTAAAGGAGTTT